CAATACTTTTGTTTTTTTTTGGGTGATTAAATAAAGAAAGATTTGGAAACATATTTAATAAGAAAAACATATATAAACACAAAAAAGGGTAACTATTAATTTAGTTACCCTTTCTTTTTAATCAAACCTATTTAATTAAATGACTGTCAACGAGTCAAATGCAGCTTGTGACATTTCTCTTGCTGGAGCGGCTTCTTTTCCTGTAATAGAAATAGTCGTTCCATTCAAATCAGAATAACTTTTTCCAGCAGATGCTGTAGATGCTGTTAAATCTGCACCATTTGTTTCTCCTACTAACCAGTAGATTCCATTTTGGTCTTTTACAATTACTAATAAAGTAGATTGTGCAAGAACTTTTAATGTATTTCTATCTGCTGCGTCATTTTTAGTAAAAACCAAAGAAACAACTTGTTCCCAGAAATTAGTACCGTTTTCAACTGAATGATTACCTGTTTGTGTAAATTCTCCTTGTTCGTTTCTTTGTTCGAAAGTATAAAAATCTTCCGTTCCTGTTGCAGTGTCTATAACATCTTCCGCGTCGTATGTAAATACTTCAGCGTCGTTAAAAGATGCGATATATACTTGCTTGATACCACCTAATGAGTCTTTACACCCAAGTTGGTAGCCATTATCTAATATACAACTCATAATTTTATAATTTTTTTTTTATTAATGAAAATGGAGGATGAATACATCCCCCATATTCTGATTTATTTATTTATTTAATCTTTGTTTCGATTATGCGTTAGTGTATTCAACTACAAATTCTGGAAATGCAATTTGTGTTCCAATTTTAAACTTAGCTAAAAATCTAACTTCGTCATTGTCTTTAGAATAAAAGATACTAAAATCTTCTGCATCATTCAACATATCAACACCAACATACATATTAGCAGTTCTTGATAAAACTAATCTACTTGTTCCATTCATTCCTTTAACAGCAACTAATTTAACATTAGTACCTGGAACCATTTGAGAAAATTCTTGACCTTGATTTTCAGCTCCACTATATGCAAATAAATTAGCATCTCTAAGTGCTTTTGCGTATGTTCTGTAAGTATCATAACCAACAAACAATACTAAGTCGTCAGCGTTTATAATATCTGCAGGTACTGAATCTACCATTCCATCAACAATATCAATAACATTTGCAGCAGTAATAGAAGTTTCAGAACCAACATTACCATCAATAACTGAACCTTCTGCATCAATAACTTTTAAGAAACCATCAGCTAATGCTAAGTTTCCTGTTTCATCAGTATCACCTGACCATATAATTAATTCTAACATTGAAGCAATTTTTGCACTTTTATCTTCAGAATACAATTGCTCAAAAGGAATTTCTTCGTTGTAAGAACCTGGATTCATCATTTTTTGTGTGTAATACTTCTCTAAAGTATCTAAACAAATTGCTTCGTTTACTTTAATAGGAAAAACTGATAATGCTCTTTGTGATAATACAGTAGAACCATCTTCGTTCCAACCACAACTTCCAGCTTGACCAACTAATGTACTATCAATAATATTAATAGTAGCACTTGATTTAATATCTGGTTGAATAGTTACATATTCCATTGTTCTTCCTTCTAAAACTGATTTTCTAATCAATTCCATTTTATTTTCGTCTGTATATACAGATAATCCACTTACATTTAAACTCATCTTTATTGTTTTTTTTTATTTATAATTAATTGTTATTTTCTTTTTGAAAAGAAATTTAATGCTTGTTCTCTATCGTTCAATTTAGCGTTAGGAACTTTTTTGTTTGATTCTGTTTTTGATAATTTAATTTCTTCATCATTTGGTAATCCAGATAACTTAGTAACCATTTTCTCTAATTCATTAATTGAACTCATTTTTTCTGATAAATTAGATAATGCTTTTTCAATTGAAATTAATCTTTTTTCAGTTTCAGAAACTTCTTCTTGTGATAATTCAACTTCAGCAATTGGTTCTTTTGGTTCTTCTTCAACAACTTCTTCTTCTTGTTCAACTTCAACTATTTCAGAAACTTTACCTTCTAAAATTGTTATTACTTTATCTTCAAATGAATACTCACCATCTGGTGCAACTTCTTCACTTTCGATTTCATCTTCCAATTTGACTAAGAATACTTCAACTCCAACTAATAATTCGTCCTCTTTAATTCTTAAAGTAGCACCATCTTTAGTTATCATATCTTCCATTTTAATTACAGTCTCATCTTCCAATTCTTTATCCTCTACTAAAGAGAATACAGATTTTAGTGTATCAATAAATTTATTTCTTTTCATAATTATATATATATATTTTTTTATTTGTTCAACTTTTTATATTAATTTTTATATTAATTTTGATTTCCATCTTTGAACTTCTGCATATTTTTGTTCATAATCAAGGTTATCATCAAATAATATTTGTCTTAAATTGTTAATATGTTCATCTTCAACATCTTGAAATTCTTGTATTTCTTTTGATTCGCTCATAGTAATTAAATTTTGCGAAAAGATACCTTCAATACTGAATCCTTGAACTTCACCATCTTTAACTTTTTCCCATAATTCATCATTATCTACCTTATAAGATACCATCCAAGTTCCTTTTGGTATATCAGAAAAACCTAAAACATTAGATTTATCGTTAGTATTATCTTCAACAATCCAAGATTCAATAACAGTTACATCATTTAATAAACCCTCGTGTTCAAAATTAGTAGATTTAGTCTTACCGTGCTTTGCAAATAATTCTTGACATTGCCTAACAGTTTTTTCTGTAAAGAATACAAAGTAAGGATTACCTTCTCCATCTATTCTTATAATTTCCTTGTTACATATCATAGCTGGACCTGTAACAATTCTTTTTTCATCATCCGTAGATTTAAATTTAAACTTTTCTGTTTCTTTATTGAAATGCATAAAGTTAGATTCTATGGCAGGAGCACTTACAAATGATATTAAATCCAAAGCATTATCTCCATCTGTTTCGTCAATAAACAATTCTATTAGTAATTTCTTTTCCATAATATTATATATAAATTTATCTTATTTGTTTAATTATCCTATCTGACTTAATTGTTGAATACTATTTGCATTGTTCTGCGAAGTTGTAATATCACTCTCAGTAACGTATGCTCTAATAGTCGTTTGTGCTCCAAATTGTTCAGCACCAGCACTTTGACCTCTAAATGATATATCAGCAGGACTTGTTTGTTGTGTTTGTGGAGCACTACCACCAGCATCACCACCATCACCAATTTGAGGAGCAGGTTGTTTTAATAGCGTATATGCTTGGGCCATATTAGCACCTATCTGTAATATACCAGCAGCGAATTGGGCTATACCAGCTCCACCGAAGGTAACCGCATTAGCAGGATTTCCTTGTGAGTTTGCAGTTAAAGAACTAATTGCCTTTGCAGTATCTACACCTATCTGTGCAAGTGCAACTGTTTTTTGGATAATTAATGCTTCTTTACTATTTTCTCCTAATGCAGATGATAACGAATTAGCAAAGTTAAGTGTTTGGTCAGTAACATCTTTTTCAACATCTAATTTAAGTTTTGCCAATTCTTTTGCATCTTTTTCTTGTTTCTTGTTATCACTTACTCTTAAAGATTCAAGTTCATCAGCAGCTTCTTTATCAGCATCTAATCTTGCTTTAATACCCTCTTGTTGGGCCAATTTTAAAGCTGTTTGTTGGTCTATAAATGTTTGTTTTTCTTGAAGACCTAAATTTGTTAATACATTTAATTTATCTTGCTCCGCTTTTATTCTTGCATCTGCTAATTTTACAGCATCTTCTTCCAATATAGCGTTAAATTCTAGCTCTCTATCAATTAAAGAAGCACGTTTGTCGAATGATTCTGTAAGTAAAGCAGTTTTAGCATTTGCTTGTTCGGTTTCAATACCCGCATTCTCACTTCGTAATTCTTGTAACTCTAATTGTTTATCTGCTTCAGCATCTAATAATTCAGTTGAATCACCCCTTTCTTTCATAGTCGCTCTAATCAATGCTAATTCTTGGTTAGCTAATGAAGTAGCACTTGCAACCCTTTCCTTTTCTATTCTACCTATCTCTTCATTTGCTGCAATCTTATCTTCAAGAGCATTTGCTTCATTATCTCTAACTACCTTTAATTTCTCTATATCAGCGATTGCTTTTGCATTTTCAATAGATTGTTGTCTTCTAACTTTAACTAATTCTTGTTCCCTTCTAGTTAAATCAGCCAATTTATCACCTAATTTATCTGCTTCATCTGCATATGTTTTTACTGTATCTACAACTGCGTCAACTGCATCAACTACATCATCCTTAATTGTTTTAGCTGCATCTGCTATAACCTTTTTAGATTCATCAATACTATCATCTACGACTTTAAGTTGTTTTCTAGCCACTTCAGCAGCATCATCTTTACCAAAAAACTCAGCAATCTTTAATTTTAAGGTTAATAAAACTTTGGCAATACCCAAACCCATTAATTTCCATACATTTAAATATGGCATAATTATATTATCTTTGTAATATAATACACCAGATTCAATTTTTTCTAATAATGCATCCCAAGTTTCACCTGGAGAAGCGATTGCCTTTCCAATAGCATCGAATGCTACCCTAATAGATTTTTGTAATGGTAAAATAAAACCTTCCAAATAAGAAAACCCTTGTGCTAAACTATTTGATGATTCTTCTGAACCACTTATAGCTGAACTAATGAATTTAAATGCTACAACTAACGCAGCAATAGTAGCACCAACAGGATTAGCTACAATCGCTTTAAAACCATCTAATACACCACCTAAACCACTCTTGGCTTTCTTTGCTGAAGAACCAGTGTCCTCCATAGCACTATTGGTTTTATCAACAGCAGTAGATGCTTCATTAGCAGACTCACTTATACCATCAAATGCATTATTAACATCTTTACCTCCCTTTACTTTATAATCTACCGTTACATTAACGTTTTTTTTAGCCATAATCTTATTTTATTTTAAATGTATAATATAAAGCATCAATATTGATATTAGTTTCTTTTACATTACCCTTTATCTTATGATTCCATTTTAAGAAACCAAACCAACCAATTCTTACACCAATATAATCTCTCATATATCTATACTTACTTGAACCAGTTAATTTCATAATCTCTTTAAATATAAAGTCAGCTTTGTAACCACCATAACCTTCTCTTAACAAGTAATCGTGTAAGAAAGGAGCTAATCTTGGTTCGTATTGGTCTTTAACAAAAGTTGAACTATCATATCCACTTGTAGTCCAAAATCTACTATTCCAAGCATCCCTTAATACAACCTTTACTTCATATCCTAAATTGTTGTAATCAATTTCATTTAAAAATGATTCTAAGATTATACCTTCCTTTATAAAAGGGTATCTCTTAAAAGAAAACTTATCTAATATGATAAAACCATTACTCACCATTGTCAACCGCTCCACCACCATTATTATGGTAGCCTAAATAATTCTTAACATCTGCGAAAATTGAAGGTATAATCATTTGAGAAAAACCAACAAAGTTTCTTGTGAAATCAATATCTCTTTTCTTTGGGGTTGAAATTACTACTTCAGTTACATTTCCTTCTTCATCAGTTTGTTCTGTTACTACATCTTCATATATAACATCACCATCTTCGTCTTTAACATATACGTTAAAACCATCTTTATCTACAAATGATTTACCATCTGCGATAGAATAACTGAACTCCGCTTTAGAAATATCTGCAATTAAATCAAATTCAGTTTCAGAAGTCTTTAAAAGTCTATAAAAACTAACTTTAATAGAATTGTTATCATCATAAGAGAATGTTTTAATATAAATGAATTCTTCTAATCCATATACTTGTTCACCTGTTGCACTTAGTGCTTCTGGTCTTAATTTGTTAATATTAATTTTCATATTTTTTATTTTTTATTTTATTGTAACTACTTGACAACCAGTACTAACCCATTTTATATGTGTTGGATTAAGTGCTATGTGGTCTGCTATTTCTTGCATATTTGATTTTGATATTGTCATATCATTTATACAAATGAAAATTTCTTCTTGTGTAACGCTATCTATTTCTGCCATATTATTATAATTTTATTATTCCATTTATTCTTACTGTATCACTCGTATTTGTAAAATTAACATTAGATGCTGTTACATTACCATTAACTTTTACCCTGATTCTTGTAGTACCATTATAAGTATCTGGTGTTGAACCCATACTTCCGTGAATTAATTGTTCAGTACTGGGTCTATAACCAACTGGTAATGTGAATAATAGAGTATCTGTTAATGTTAAACCAGCACCTGTTCTTGTAACAAGTCCTGTTAAGTATAATGTATTAGTATCTTTACTATAAGCACAAGTTTGAAAACCTGCACCTGCTACTCCAAATCCTGTTACTGGTGTTACATTAGTATATGCACTTGAACCTCCACTTGGTGCTGCAAAAGTACCATCCGCTCTAAGAAAGTTAGTAGTTCCACCGCCTGATGCTGGTACTAAACCCTTATCACCAGTATTGAATAAACTTAACAATGCTGTTGCTTGTGTATCTGTTAAATCTTGAACACTTCCAACTCCAGATGAACTTCTACCTAAAAATGTATTAGTAGAAATGTTTTGTATTTTATCAAAGGTAACTGCATCATTATCAACAGTCCAAGTTGAACCACTTGAACTTACAGTAATATCTCCTTTATCACCGTCTGAAACAGGTGTTGATGGTAAATTTGTTAAACCAGAACCATCTCCTGTAATTACACCAGTAAAAGTTGGATTACTTACATTTAATTTATCAGTTTCTAAGTCATCTAATCTTGAATCATCTAAATTAAATTGAAGTGCAATAGCGTTTCTATCTGATACCCAGTTAGTTCCATTATATAAGTATAATCCTGCTGGGTAGTATGTACCACCTCCAGAACCTGGTAACCATTGAGTACCTTCTGATTCTTCAACATAGGCTAAATCTCCACTAACCATACCAGTTTTAGTTAATAGGTCAGTTCTATTAGTTGCAACAATTGAAAAAGGAGTTGCTGAAGAACCTCCACCACCTCCAGAAAAGACTACTCCTAAATTACCATTTTCATCTATATTAACAAACTTAAAAAAGTCGTATTGATTATTTATTTCCATATTATGAGTTATATACTTTTAATTCTCCTTGTGCTGTTATTTGTAATTTTTGAAATGTATTATATTGACTAATACCCTTATTAATTGGATTTACAACATCTTCAATTATTATAATAATATTTCCATTTTCATCTAATTTAATATTTTCAAAAAATCTTCTAGCATTCATAATTATATATATATTTTTTAATTTATTGTTTTCTATTAATATTAAAAAGTTGACATTGATACTCTTCTCCAACCAGAAGCCGACTTATAATACATAAAACTTGCATCAAAAGAAACTTGACCTTCTTCACCTGCCGTATCAGCTGAACTTGTTGGAATAATGTTTTCTGTAATTACAATATTTGGAACATACGCCGTATCTGTTGCAGTACCTGTAATTCCATTTCCACCTATTATAACTGAGTTATTCGCACCTAATGATAAAGTATTGTCACCACCACCTAATATAGCACCTCTTTCTGCATCAACAGTAGAGTTTATAGAATGTACAAAAGAAGTAAAGTTAGAAGCAACACAAGTATCTCCACCAGCAAACGAACCTTGTCCTGATGCTGTATTGCTACCATTTATAACAAATGATACAAACCCACTTGCTGTATTAGAATCACCAGCGGCAAAACTAGTATTACCACTTGCAATACTACTACCACTTGAAAAAGAAGAATTACCACTAGCCAGAGAACCATCACCAATAGCAAATGCGTTGTTATCACTTGCAATACAACCATTACCACTTGTAAAAGAAGATTGAGCATTTGCTTGACCACCAAAACCTATTGAAAAACTATTATCACCTGCAGCGATATTAGAATCACCACTTGTAAAAGCCGATTGACCGCTTGATTGACTATTAAAACCTATTGCAAAACTAAAATCACCACTTGCATCATTACCAGTATTATCAAGCATAGCAGAATTAGTACCAGAACCTCTAACAAGTATATTATCTGAACCTATTATAGTATTTGAATCTATTACATTTTCATTATCCCCATTTATAACAACATTTTCAACACCAGATTCAATAGTATTATCATCACCATTGATATTAAAGTTTCTAACATTAGGACCAACTATGTTATTATTTCCACTTATAAAACCAACAGAACCTTCTCCAACATAGTTATTTTCACCCACAACAACAGCATCTCTACTTAGTATTCTATTGTTATTTGTAGTTTGAAATGGTCCATTATTATTACTTGTCCTTGATTCTTGTGGTGTTAAGAATTGGTCTGTTTCTGTAAATGTTACATAATTTTCAATTTCAGTTCTTGGTTTATCTGTTGATTCAAATGTAGAACCTTTATCTATCTTTAGTAATTCAACCTTAGTTAAACCTGCTTCAAGTGGTTTGTAATCAATTATCTTATTGATATTATAATAACTATCCTTAACAAAGATACGAGCGTTTAGATTGTCTTTAATAAAGTTAATATCAGTTTCTGTTAAATAAAAATAAGATGTAACTAATTTACCATTACTTATTTGGTTTGTGTAGTTTCTCCAATAGATATTAAAAAGGTTCTTATCTATAATATTATTTAATAATCTCCCATAGTATTCAAAAGTAACTTCACCAAAGTGTATATCAACAGTTGGTGTATATGGATTATCATAATGACCAGCGTATGGATATAAACTAATATTTTCAATACTTGTACCCCAGTTAATTGGAAGAGTTGAAGTAGTACCATCTGCTTTCTTAACAGGTATTAATGAATTACCTCCCCAAAGTGCTAAAACAGGATTACGTTTACCGATTGTTGACTTAACAGCAGGTACAACCACATATTTATTGAAATCAGTATCAGAACCTCTATATACTAATGGTGCTGAACTAAATATACTTTCAATAGTCTTAGTATCTTTAACGAATTCATTATCGAATACTAACTTCTTTTGACCATAAATATCACCAGTTCTTGTTGAGTACTCACCATAGTATTTATTACCATCTGCACCCTCAGCACCATCATCTGCCTTATAAGTAAATAATATTTCTTTATTTTGTAATTCATTTAAGAACTTAATATTATCTTCTTGTGAATAATCTTTCTTTTGTGTCCAATCTAATACTGTTGTTGTATTATAATAATCATCTCTACTTTGTAGTATTAAATTCTTTCTATTTGTAACATCTGGTGTGATGTAAACATTATATCTTTTTATAATATCAGAAAATAAATCTTTTTGTTTAATTTTATTTGGTAAATATGAACCTATTTCAACATTATCACCAGGGTTTAATGTAATACTTCTTTCGGCTTCATTCTCCCAATTAGAAGGACCACCTCCCATTGCAGCTAACGTTGGATTAACAGCTAAGGTAATATTTACATCACGTTCAAAACCACCAGCACCAATCTGAGTTAACCAAGCAAATTTGTGTTCTGCTGCAATGTCTAATGTAGGCACTACTTTAGCACCTGTTGGTATATCTACATCTCTTATAGTTACACTTATATCATTATTAATCGCTTTAGTCTGAAAATTACTTAGGTTTTCAAATCTTCTAATATCTACCCTTGCTCCACCATTAGAATAATCTTCTAAGGTATCAGCATCTAAAATTCTAAAAATAACTTGACCCATTGGTCTATCATCACCTGTGACAAAATCCTCACCTCTAATAAATAATTTAATTGCCCCATCAAATAAATTTTGATAAGTAATATTTATGTTAGCATTTAATGTAAAACTATAATTACCACTATTAGCAACTTCCCATTGACAATAATCATTTATAGGTGCTGGAGCATTAATATCAAATGTATAATCACCTGTATTATCAAAAAATGGGTCTGTAATATCTTGAAAATTAAGACTATTTCTAATTGTACTATTTAAACTTTCATTTCTATTAGCATAAATATAAGAACCCATAGTTTGTGTACCACCAGTCATACCAGCACTAAAACTTCTTAAATCAGCATTTTCATCTGTTATCTTTGGTTCGTCACCATCCCATAAAATTAACTCATTTTCATAAGTTGTATTGTCCATAAATGAACCACTAAGTGTATATCCAGCTTCTGTTGCAATCTTATTCAATAACCCCTTATGGTAAAAACAAGGTTTGAAATCTTTAAGTAAATAAATAGTTTCACTACTCTTATCTAATAAAGGATATTGATAAATATCTTCTGATGTATGTGTATACCAAGCATTTTGTATTGTACTTTTTTCATAAGTATGATTATAATCAGCTAAGTCTAAATTTCTAAGTAGCTTATCTCCAACTGTTTGAAAGAAATCAACTGAATTATCAAATACAATTACATTATAACTAATAGAACCACCTTGTAAACCATCAGAATTATTTTTAGTTACAGATATTAATTGTAAATATCCACCTAATAAAAGAGAACCATTTTCAACTATTCTTGCATCTATCTTTTTATTAACATCATATACATCGAAAGTACTGTTAACATCAAATAAATTACCAAAAGCATCATTGTTCTTTTTAGTTCCAGGTAATTTAATATTCTTGGAATAATTACTATTCTTACTTTCAATCTTCCTAACATCATCTACACTATATTGTAAAGCAATATCAATAGTATTAGATGTTAAATCTAAACTTATTTGATTTGTTCCACTACCTATTATTAATTCTACCATATCTTATCCGTTTTGATTTCTATCTTTTTGACTAATATTAAACGATACTACAAAGTTTATTAATTTATCATTAACTCTTGTTTTAATATCGTAATTTGATGTTGTAATTGTAATTGCTCTATGTACACCATTATCAACCCAATATACATCTGGAGAGTTTAACATAATATAAACATACTCTGCCTCTTCTTCTGTCAACCAATTTGATGTTGCTGTAACACTCTTTGTTGAATTTATATTATAAGTTGTTATTCCTCTATCGTATGATGTAAATCCCCACTGTTCAGCAACTGAATCGTATCTTCCATAGTTCTGACTATAATTCTTTCTATCGTTGCTTACAGAGGTCTTATTGACTAATGAAAAACTAATTGGTAGGTAAGAACCTAATCTATCTAAAAATAGGAATTCAATTGGTTCGTATTTTGAACACTCATCTTCTACATTAATAGTATATGTTCTTGAAGTATCACTCACACTTGAATTTGCAGCAAAGAAAGATATAAAAGTTGTGTCCTCATCTACAACAGGAAAAGCACCAAACTGTAATGATGGTGTATCTGTACTTTCTAATAAATCTTTATAACCTACTTTAAGTTGACAAAACTCATTATTTAATATATCTGGATAAGTATCGACTAAAGAATCAGGATTCGTATATAAAAATCCACCATTATTAGTTACAACATAAAGATATTTAAACGTATTATCACTTGTTGTCCAAGCGTTTAACCATAAATTTTGATTTCTATTAATCTTATAATTATAATCAAATGGTATATTTGTTAAGAAACGTTTACTCCCATCTAATAATCTATAATTAGTTGGATCAAACGCATTAAAATCTTGATAATTAATTACACCATTGAAACATCTATATAAAAAACTAGTACTAATAGTTTCTTGATATAATATTCTTTTAACAGTTCTTGTTGAATCAAGACTTGCTAAACCACCATTAGTAGCAGAATCACTAACCCAAGCAACTGTTCTACTTACTATACTCTTTGTACCATCAATATCAAATACAGATATTGCATTATAAGAAGCGTTGTCAAATCCAGGGTCTTGTTCAATTTTAATAGTATCACCATCAATATAAGGATGCTCTATATCAGGAGCACTACCATAAATAGCACTATCATTTGTAAAACCAACAAAATTAGAATCTAACGTATAGTTATCATAAAATCTCCATCTTGGATTCTCAAACTCTTCTCTAATATCTAAACTCCAAATCCTATAAGATTCTTTTGCAGATTTAACTGTTTGTTTATCACTTGGGTGAAAAGTTGATGTAATGTAATTTTGTATATGTCTTGAAAAATCTATAACACCAAACCCATCAGGATTAGGTAACACTTCTACTGTTGCAATCTTAGTTGCTTGTGATTCTCCTGCATACCCATCTATCCATACGTCTATTATCCATTTAAAATTATCACTAATAATATTAGGACTTTCTAAAACTACCATAGTTTCATTGTAAACTGGATTTATAAACGTAGGTCTAACTTTTAATGTAGTTGTATTTCTTGTTAATGTGGTTGTCATATATATATTGATTTATTTCTAATAATATATATATAGAGATGCGTAGTGTTTATTTCTTTGGAAACTTAAATGTATAACTAACACTGTCACTTGATTTGAAATCTTTTGGTATATCTATATATAATAATGTCGTTAAAAGACTTATTAATTCATCTTCTAACTTCTTATATGACTTTGAATTAATAATATCTTCTGTAACTTCAAAAGGCTCGTCTAAGTATTTGAAATAGTATAATGAGGAGATATTAATCTTAACATCTCCCTTTCTACTTATATCTATTTTAGTCTTGAAACTACGCTTTAAGTCACCAGTATCAATAAGGTCTTTCTTTATAATCTCCTTTTGATACATTATAGTAAACTTTTTAGCTAACTTCCTAACCTCATTTCTTAAACTTCCCATAAATTAAACTACATTTGTTATTAACCCATTAGTAACTGTAACAGTATCACCATCACCATTAGTAAAAGTTCCTGTCCAACCCTGCTTATCCATTGTGAGGATATTACCATTTGGGTTTATTCTAAAAACATTAGCGTTAAAACTATTCTTTAATTGTAATAAATTAGTATATGTTGGTGAACCATCGTCAACTATCTGAACTTTACTTTGATTTCCACCAATAGGTACACCAAAAGAATGTTGACCCTCAACGTAACTAATTGAATTACCATCCATATCGTGGGTTCTACTTGCACCTAATGTTAAATTAGTATTAAATATATTTTCATTAATTGCTAAATCTCTTACAACCCCTAAATTATCTTTATATCTACCTGCTAACTCATTTGTGTTGTTAATATGTAATGATAGACTGTCATCTATTAAGTCACCATCTACGGTTGCTGTTGAAGCAACGTGTTGAACGAACTGGTCACTTATAGTTGTTTCACCTTGTAATGATATATCTTCATTTAATAAATCAGTAGTTGAACCAATTATTAGTTTTTCCCCAGCACTAAAACCAAATCTGAAAAATTGTTGTATTAGGTTACTCGTTAAGTGCTGAATAACTCCAGTGTTGTCGAAATATGATATATCATTTGGACCTTTTCTAAATCTTAATCCACCATTCGTTGTGGAATCTTGACCAATAATAATTGTATTTGATGCCCACCAATCAGTAGTACTACCTATTGTCATCTTATTAACACCTGCTCTTTTAACAACCATTGTACCTGAACCTGATTCTCTATTTACAGATAAACCTTGACCGTTTAATATTCTGATTGAAGCAGTATTTATATTAGCAGTATTTTCTAATAAAAAATTATTACCATTAAAATCTAAAGTTCTATTATCACTTAAAGTTAAATCAGTATTACCTATATTTTCACCTGTAATATTGGGAATAACTATACTACCACCATTACTATCATTTAAGGTCAAATCAGGAACAGAATACGAACCACCTGTTATAGTAGCACTACCAATAACTAAATCTCTAACAACTCCTAAATTATCCTTATATCTACCTGCTAACTCATCAGTACCATTAATATGAAATGATAGACTATCATCTATTAAACAACCATCCGATGTTTCTGTTGTATCTATTCCAAATGTTAATTTACCACCAATAGTAGTATCATCGTGTAAACTAATATTTGCACAACCTAAACTCGTATCTCCACCTATATTAACACCATCACCTAATATACCATCGGGAAATACTAAAAATCTTGAATTAAGTGGAGTGTATCTAAAATAATAATGGTCTTTTCCACCTGTAAATTTTCTACTAATTAATCTATCTGGTGTTGATTTAAAACTTTGAAAGTTATTAATAGCACCTAAGTCGTCTGTTATTCTTAATCCATTGGTTCCAATAACACTTATATTGTCATATAGTTCAATTCCCTTTATACCATCTCTACTTCTTGCATTAAATATATTACTATTATCACTTGTAAGTGTTGCTAACCCATCTGGATTATAAATAGCAATATTACCACCATCTCCATCAAAACTTAAAGTATTACTATCTAAATCTACTATTCTATTATCTGTTAAACTATTAGAAGTATTATAAATATTTGTACTATCTATACCTGTTAAATTAGAACCATCTCCATTATAAGTTGTTGCTATAATAGTACCATTAACATTAAGACTATCAAAATCGTTAATATCTGTATTAATTATATCACCATTATTTAAAGTAGTTTGTAGATTATTACCACTAAATGTTTGACCTGTAACATAAGTATCTACAAGAGCGTCTTGGTCTATACTTACTATCTTTGTGGAATCGTTACCATTAGTAACTATAATTGGATAAGTTCCTATAACATCTTGTACAAATACAGGACATAATACATTTACATCTGGACAATCATTACCAGGAAATTCAAATCCTGTAATATCTTCCATTGGTAATCCACACCAGCTTCTTAATACTGGAGACTTAAATGTTATTTCTGCACTCCAACCACTTACTTCTTCATCAAACTCTTCTGTGAATGGTTCAAATGTAATATCATCAACTATATCTAATTGACTATTAGTATAATAAGGATGTCCTTTTAATTCTGTAATACAATCTTTAAGTATATCAATAGTATCAGAAAGAACTTCATTTTCATTAGTTTCATCTTTATTAACTAAATCAAATACTTTTATCTCAAAATCAATTTCAAAGGTCTTGTAACCAGCAAATTCACTTTCTGGCATCGTAGCACTAACTGGGTTAATCCATAGCACTGGGTGCATCTTAGCTTCACTTGCACCAACTTCCCAATCATCACCAATCCCAAACCCATTGATTTGATAATGTCTTGTGGCAATGTCTTTCCATACGCTGATTAATTGTTGAACGGTTTGGATTCTCATAATATTTATATTTTATTTAATTCGTTAAAGTCATTTTCAACTTTTATATATGCTCTTGTTCTTTTAGCTTTTCCAATAAAATCAAAATTACCGTTAACATATTTCAAGTAGTCTATACCACCTATTTCAACTTTCATTTGGTTTCTTGAATTTCTTGATACTTTTGCTGTTATACTTCTTAACATATTTCCAGTATCTACTAAACCTTGATTAATTATTTGATTTCTCACTATCTTCACTAAACGTCTTTCTAAGACTCTTAATTCTCTTCGTGATACTGACATATTAACTCTCATTGATTATTTCTTATTTATGTGATTTCATCATTTCTTGACGCTTCTGTAATCTTACTTGATAATCATCTCGCTCTTTCCAATATGATAACGTATTCAAAGCACTTATATAACTAACTTTATAAACAGTTTCAAACTTTGTTATATCACCACCAGCTAATCTTTCTATAATAGAAAACCATTTCCACCTTGTACTAAACGTTGGTGCTGCTGGTCCTTCTGTTATATCATCTTCAGTTACACCACCAAATAATCCTTGAAAATTAAATGAAATTACCTTACGCCAGTCCAAAAAAAAACACTCATACCAAGTACATCCTCGATTGATAACTTTTCTTTGAACAACTCTATCCTACTCGTACATAGATTAGAATCAAAGTCCTCATTTTCGGGTCTTAAAACAACACTTAATATTGCAGGAATAGCACTAACTGAATTTAACTTATCTTTTTCTATAAGAGTTTCAATAGTAATATATTCTCCAAGTGTAATTTCATTCATATTGTCAATGAGTTTATAAGTTACACCATCTATTTTAATATTCTTCTTATCTAAAACTCTTGGTGCTGCTTTCATAAAAGACATTTGATTACTTATATCTATAATATCAGATACTTTAATAAATTCTATTATATCATCTATATCAGTATTGCCAAATATTTTTAACATACGAACATAATAGTCTAATTCATTACTAAAATCATTTATATCTAATTTACTTAAAGCGACAAATTCTCCTAAAGTAACATCTTCCCATTCCGTTGGTATTGAAATATTCATTTTCATATTCTTATATATATTCGTTTTATTAATGTTTATACAACTCTACTGAAATTACCTTGTGTATATTCATAAATCATCTTATAAGCCATCGCATCTGAAAAATCAGGAGAATGACCAATAATTTTCTTTTGATCTGCTTTGGAATTTATTTCCATTTTACTTTGAGTTGTAAGTCTATCTTTTCTTTTTATACACAACAATTCATTTTCTAATTCTTTTTTATGATTAAGTGTTTTAATTTTTATCTTACCATCTCTTATTAGTTCACCTAACTTATAATACAACTGAGTCTTTAGATTAATATAGTTTTCTCCTTTTAATGCCTTACCGTTGTTAATAATGGCCTTTGCTGTTCTTAGATATTGTGCGATATATTGACCAACACCATCTGAATCATAACAAATATTTCTTGTTTGAACATTATAAGTCTGTGCGATTTCTTTAATCTTATCTAATACAATTTCTTCTTTACCAACCTTAATAATATCAATAATATCGTTTCCTTCCCATACAAATAAAACACAACCATCTTGTTTAAAAGCTATATCAGCAGATATATATCTTGTTGTACTATTATTATTATTAATCGAATGGTCATACATTTCAAGTATGTCTTCTGATGTTACAATACTATTTGGATCATCTTGTGCTTCCCAATTACCAAATAATAATCTACTAACTTCTGCTGGTGAAAGAGTTCTTTTAAGATTCTGTATATATGCATCACTTAGATAAGGATTATCCATTGCGGTTGCATTGATAAATTTTCTATATTTTGGGAGTTTTTTTTCTTTATTAGCCACATAGAAATCTTCAAATAGAAAATTACGAGATGGATTACAAGTCATAATTAATAATGGTTTGATTTCGTGTGTATCATTTTTCCATCGACCTATTCTTGATTGTATAATTTCTTTTCCTCTTTGACTTGTTTCTCCTGCTTCATCAATTACTGCAAATGTTAATAGGAGTCCACCTAAGCGAGTATAATCTGGGTCTGATGGTATGTATCTTAATTCTTGAAAGACTATCTCAGAACCATTAAAAAAGGTTATCTTACCTTCTATTGGATTATACTTATAGTGTTCATCTTTCTTTAAACCAAATGCAGGAAATACTTCTGATATTAAAGTTACAACTGTTGTTTTCTTTAAAGTTGTTAATTCATTTCTACAAA